ATGAAGATTCTCCTAATACAAAACAAGAAAAACCAAATTGTCCAAGATGTTTTGACCTAGATGTAAAGGGTTACTTTTACTTATGTGAAGATAAAACTGGTATCAAATTTGGTATTGCTAAAAATATCAAGAGCAGATTAAGAAGTCATAACAACTTACATAATCTAAAAACTATTGGATATATAGAGTTTGATAGTTATTACGAGGCAAAACAATTTGAAAAACAAGTTAAGAAATTTGTATCAGAAAATAGTTTATACAGGAGAGTACATAAAAAATGGAGAGCAAGTGGACAAACAGAAGTTATATCTAAATTAAAACTATCAAGAGTAATTGATTTAGATATGTTTGGTTTTCTTTGGTTAATGGAAATAATAAAGGAGAAAGAATAATGGCTAATTTATTTAATGGTTATATAAATTCTTATGAGTTGTTGGATTTTTTATCCGATAAGTTACAAGATGAGTTGAACAGAATAAATACAGAGAAGAAAAGAAGTATCAGTTCATGGAGTGATATTAGATACGCAAGGTATGATGAGCAACGAGTTGTTTATCTACAGCAACACAAGTATCTACAATCTTTATACAGAGAGTTAGAGAAAGGAGAGATACTAGATGATATGGCGAAAGAAGGAACAAAAGAAAAAGATGATGACTTACGATTCAATAGATGGTAACATGACAATAGATAACGAAAGAAGTTATGAGTTATAAAGTAATTAGTATTTCTATCTATGGAGGTCAAATGGAGTATGAATTTGACACACTAGAGGAAGCACAAACTAAGGTACGAGAACTTAAAGACCCTAGTTCAATGTCAGCTTTCATAGTAAAACCCATAGTAGAAAAAATAAGTTAACTAAATAACAACAAGAGGAGAGAAGATGACTACATGGTATAGCCAATTCATTGGTTTATTTATAGCAACAGTTTGTATTTCAATTATCTTATATATATTTCTGTATACAATTACAGAGTTATTGTCAGAGATAAGGAATATAATAAGAGTCAATAGATATGAGAGAGGAGAGAACAATGCAAAACACTAAAGAAATTGAGCAAGTATTTGATGAACTAAACGCAAAAAATTTACAAAGTAGATTAAAAGACATCAAAGGATTACTATATTCAGCACAATCAGAAGTAGAGATGCTAACTAAACAACGAAAAGTATTAGTAGTATTAGGTTTCAATAGTGGTTTATCAATCATAAAGATTGCAGAGCTACTAGGAATAACAAGACAGAGAGTGTATCGCATACTTGACGCAACAAACGAGGAGGAATAATGGATAAAGAAACCCAAAAGAAATTGACTAAAGACTTTCCTAAGAGTGTTGTCAAATCAGCACCAGCAGGTAAGTTTGGCGACTATGTACCACACCACATTTACACACAAAGATTAGTAGATGTTATTGGTGGAGGTTATGACTTTACCTTTGAAGAAACTAGAGATAAAACTGGTGCAATTATTGGTGCTAAGTGCAGACTGTATATTAAATCAACAGACCAAACAATAGAAGAAGTTGGAGATGTTGATATGAACGCAGTCAAACGAAACATAACTGAATCAGAGATACTAAAACTTGCAGTATCAGATGGTATTAAAAGATGTTGTATGAGATTAGGTATTGGCTTAGAGTTGTGGACTGGTGGAGTTACAGAAGAAGAACACTACGCAGTACAACAACCAATACAAAAGACAGGCACAATTAAAGATGTTGTTATTGACAAAGAAGAACAAGAGTCATTAGAGAAAGCTAAACAAGATTTTGTTAGTGACATTGAATCTAATCCTAATAACAAGCAAGACTTAGCAATGTTTATGGAGGCAACAGTCAAGGATGAAGCAAAGAGAGAACAGATTAAGAAAGACATATACAATGATGTAGTTTCTAAAGGTTTTCCAAAAGATGTAAATGATTGGGATAGTTCACAACTAGATATATTTAAAGATTTAGTTTTTGAGTCTAACGAAAGTAACACAAAGCAATCAGATATAGAAATAGTTGAGGAAGTGTTTGGAGAAGTGCAAGACAACTCTCCTAAGAAATGTCCACAATGTAACACACAAGGAAATATTGAGGACAATAGAGAGAAGAAAGCAAGTGACCCTAAGTTTTCCAAAATACCAGACTTTAGTTGTTCACAATATGGAGAAAGTAATGGTTGTGGATGGGCTAGTTGGATAGGTAATGATGATTGTCCGACAGAATGGCTTTAGAATCAATAGGAGAAACTTTTGCAGTAGAGAAATTAAAAGCTAGACTGCAAGAGAAATTTCCTAACTACAATTTTGATGTTCCATCAGAACCTGATACAAAGTGTAAGTCAGCACATTACTGCAAGACAAACACCATAAAGTATACAGATACAGAAGGAAATCTATACTGTGGGTTGAGATTTAAGTTACAAGATGACAATAATCCTTATGCTTGGGAATGGGCTACTTGTCACGCATTACTGGAGAAGAAAAAAGTAGAAAACAATGACCAAGAATTACCATTCTAAAGACATTGATAAAATTGCCAGACAGGTTGCACTAAACTTGCAATCACTTATGGCAATAGTAGAGTTTGACTACAACAGATACGAGAAGTGCATGGTATGTGGTGAGAAATACAGACATCACATTGATGGGCTTCCTTGTGAAACTGATGCAGTTAAAAAAGAAATAGTAAAGAGGAGATATTATGATAGACACAATGTTAAGCAAAGCAACTGAAGGTATGTTGATTGCAGAGTTACTAAACAGAAAAAATGAGAAAGGTGTTCCATTCTTTATGGGTAAAAGCATATTGCTAACTAATGGACAACAACAACTACTAGCAATTCTTCCTAACATACAGATACTTACAACACTTGAAGAAGAAGAATAAGTACAGACCGTTACCTGACTATCTTACTATTCAACCAAGTAAGATAGAAGGGTTAGGTTTGTTTGCAATTAAAGATATACCTGCTTATGAAGTTATAGGAATGACACACGCTAAATGGTATGGCGAACCTGATAACTTACTACGAACACCACTTGGAGGGTTTATTAATCATAGTGATAGACCTAACTGTGAGATACAAGGTAGGATGACACGACATCTTTATACATTGCAAGATATAGAAGCAGGTACAGAGCTTACAGTTAAGTACACAATGTACACATTAGAGGAGGAATAATGAAAACATTAGATAATGTATTAGAAGAATTTACAGGTAACTGGAGAGGTTATAGTTACTATTACGATAAACAATTAAGCGATAAAAGAAGAACAAAAGATACTAGAAGAAAGTATCTTATAGAACAAGCTAATCATAGAAGAACTAATTTTGTTCGTAATTGGCATGGTAAATTTTATTATGGAGAATACATTCCTACTGATGAAGAATTATTTTATAGTAATAATAGTTGGTCTGAAAAAATTATAAATTTTATTTGTCATTATGAATACGATTTTTTGTATAGGAATTTTTCAGATAGACAAAGTAAAACTTTGAAATGGCTTTTCCAATATCATATAGAAAGAGCAAACGATATTAAACAAAAGAAAGTTAAAAAAGATAAATTAGAACTTGCATTAAGTCAATTACATAAAGAAGATTTAGTACAACTTTTAATGTTAAAAGATAAACATTTACAAGATATGACCACGAAATTTAAAAAATTTGAAACTAATTATGTTGAAAATGAACAGAAAACTATAAAAGCAAAGCAAAAAATGAGAGCCTATAGAGGTCTTGCTTGTGTAGTTTTAGATATGGATGTACAAACTGTAAATAAAATATTAGATAATGTTAGAAAAAACAAAGTTACTTTACAAAAAGCATTAGGAAAATAATTAGAGGAGGAATAATGGATAAGTATGACAATACTTTTGAAGAAAGAAACAAAAAAAACAAATACGATATGGCTGATGAAGCTATGCAGAACTACTTAAAAAAAGAAGGGCTAGTTGAAAAGAAAGACTGGTTGAAATTAGGAACAGAACCTAAGGACACACCCGACATGAAGATGATGTGGTTAGCTTTACAAATACTTCTTATGCCTGATTATATTTTTGTGATGAAAGGCAAACTTTATATTGCAGAAGTAAAAGGCACACTTAAATTTAAAGAGAGTGACTTTAATAAACTAACAGAGATGTATAACAAAGCAGAAAAGTATGACAATGTACGAGTAGGCGTAACTTATTTCGCACATCCTGATGCTGACCCTGTTTGGTTGTCTTATACTAAGATAAAAACACAATGGAATTATGATAAAATACCTATGCAGTACTATCCAGAGCTTGACTTTGAAGGAAACAAGAAAGCATATAAGGTATTATTAAATAACTAAAAAGCCTATAAACATTGAAGATTTACTCCTCTTAGGATTCGTTTTAAGAGGAGTATTTTTATGAGTGGCACTATGTACCACAGAAACTAGACAATTCTTAGGTTATCCCAACCTTTTTTATTTACTGTGAATGTTAAGACACCAGGATGTGACCACATACCAGACCGAGCAGTAAAATCTATACTCTTATCTAATGATGGTGACTGAAACCAAGTTCTATCTCCCTGTTGCTTAGCTCTGAAGTGATGATAGTGACCTGTAACTAAAATCTCACACTCTCCAGCGGGTAAAAATCCATACATCTGACCTTTCCACCAAGATTCTATCTTAGCTTCTGCGTTACCACCACCACCACTCATGTGACCATGTGTCATACCAACCTTTACACCTTTAACATCTAACACTTGATGAAATCCTGTTGGTACTTCTACCTTTACCTTCTTGTATCTTGCAGGATTAGCTTTCATTATCTCTTCACATATCTGTAAGTGCATTGTGTCAGAGTTATCTAACCTGTTAGTTGTGACTTGTCCTTTAGATGACCTTGACATCTCACCATGATTACCTGGTACACCTGCTAGTACTAGCTTGTCAGCAAGTGGTAGAAATGTATCTATTGTTTTCATAATAAGACTTCTTGCTAGTGCGTACTGCTCTATCAAAGTAAGTTCTATATTGTGTGGTTGCGAGTCATAGAAACCATAACAATTCTCTGTTAAATCACCAAGTCCTACCATATATATCTCATTGATAGCAACATTTGCCTTACGCAGTTCCTTAATCCTGTTTACTGCATCTTGTAGGGCAACCTCGTAGCGTTTAAGGGTGTTTTCAACGCCATAATCTTTCTTACCTAACTGCCAATCAGCCATAAAAAACATAAAGGCTGTGTCACCACCACTATATTTAGCTTTAACTGGTGCTTTCTTCTTAGCTTGTTTGAATAATTCTTGGAAATACTTGTCGTGACCCGGTACTTTCTGCTTAACAATGCCTTTAAAAGCAAAGAATGTTTCTACTTGACCACCTTTTAGCTGTGTATTCCATGATGATGCACGAACTGTGCCCACAATTTCGTACTTCTTAGGGTCAAATCCCCAATCTCTAAGTATCTCATCATATTTATTGTGATAGTTTGGGTCAGTACCTACATGAGTAAGCTCACCCATACCTGTTTGTGGATTGATGTCATATCCAGGTTGCCAACCAGACTTGTAGAAGTTGTTTCCTAGTTGTTCACCAGTATATTTCTTTTTCTTGGGCATCATACCTCCTGTTCCCTGTTACCAATAGTATACAGAGATGGTATGACAATTAAAGGTTTAACTTATTTTTTTCTTTGCGAATGTTTTAATAACAGATAAAGCTGCTCCACCACCTGCAATAGCTGCAATTTGTAGTGAGTTTATGTCAACTCCAACGAGTGGGCTGATGGTTAAAGCTCCTATGAATCCTTCAATGAAGGTCCATACTGCTCTCTCTAACATATCTTTTAGTTCTGGTGTCATTGTATTAACTTTCCTAACTTTAATTTTCTCTCTATGTTTTCTAGTTTAACAAGAATTTTGTCTAATTTATTTTCAAAACTAGTTGGTATGTAAACATTATCAGATGATTTGTTATCTATGCTAGGACTTTTCTCCTCTA